ATAGATGTTGCAGAAAACTATTATTTTATACTTAAACAACAAAACAGATGAACGAGAGAATCAAAGAATTAGAACATCAACTATACTTATCAGATTTCAGAATCAAAAAGCACAATCGAAACAATGAATTTGAAGCTGCTGAAAGAGAAGAATACGAAAGAATGTTAATCCAAACAGAACTTAAAAAACTAAAGAAATGAGAGCAGAAAATTTTCAAACGTGGTTAAATAGAAATGTTAAACCAACGAAGGCAGTTAATACCTACGTTCCTTCAACGAAGGCAAAGATTAGAATACAATCTACAGTAGATGAAGGCAAAGGATTAGACTTTAATCAAAAGGCGAATCATATTTTTGGACTTATAAAGCAAATGAAATGAAACAAGAAACAAAACTACTTGGAGCAATCGGAATAATGCCAGTCTTAGCAGATTTTTTAGAAGACCAAGAATTCAATCAACAGATGAAGATGGTAGCAAACGATTTAATAGCATCAATCAGAAGATTCGACAACTACTTTATGCGAGATGCTAACATCGAATTAATAGACCAACAAATTAATATTCAACTAGCCTTTAGACAATGGCTAAAATCAATGGAAGATGACAGAAATTGAAACATACATTAACAGGAATACTGAAGCATCAGAATTAGATATTAAAGATTACTTCAAGTTTAAATATCGTGGTTTATTCTATCAACAGATGAAGACTAATGCAGCAAAATTGCTTAGAAAAAAAGGAATGATTTACGAAGATATTGCCAAAGTAATTAATTTAAAGAATCACGATGCTGCTCACCATCACATAAACACAAAGAAAGTTGATAAAGTAGCTGAAAGTATTGTATTAGCCAACTTTGATGAGTGGATTTTGAATAAATTATATCCAATGACTGCTACTATTTATGAATATGATAGCAGAAATAAAGAAAAAATATCGACAATTAGTCATATATTAGTTAATAAGTAGTATATTTGTAAACAATCTAAAAATAAAACAAGATGAAAAACGAAACAAAAGCCTTTGAAATCAAAGGAGAATTACAAGAGAAACAATCTATTTCTTTTGAAGATGCAATTCCAAAGCCAAACGGAATTTATTACAAGCTACATTTGGCTAAACAAGAAATTGGTAAGATTAATAAGTCTGCTGACAATCCTTTCTTTAAATCTAAATATGCTGATTTAAACACTATTTTAGATGTAGTTGAGCCGATACTACACAAGTACAATTTACTCCTATTACAACCTATTATGAATGGATGTGTGCATAGTGTAATAGTTGACATTGAAAGTGGTGTAGATATTAATGCTGAGATTAAACTACCTGAGTTAAATGATCCACAAAAGTTAGGAGGTTGTATTTCTTATTTCAGACGTTACACACTTCAATCTTTGTTATCTTTAAGTATGCAAGATGACGATGCTAACGATGTGACTAAACACGTTAACAAGAAACCGACAATGACACAAGAAAGATTTGAGAAAGCATTAACTGCAATATCTGAAGGCAAAGCTAAAGTTTCAGACTTGAATCAATTTGAATTAACCGATTTACAAAAAACTGCAATCAAATTATTATGAGCGAATTACTATTTAGATGCAGTTCACTAGGAAAGCTGATGACAGAATCTCGGAGTAAATCTGAGGTTTTGTCTGAAACTGCAAAGACATACATTCAAGATGTATTTAAAGAAAAAGAACTAGGTATTTATAAAGACTTCAGTTCACGTTATACTGACAAAGGAATACAAATGGAAGATGAAGCTATCCAGTTTGCATCAGAAGTTCTTAAATGGGATTTCGTAGTAAAAAACGAAACAAGATTTAACAACGAATGGTTAACGGGTGAGCCTGATATTTGTACAGATAATCTTTTAGCTGATATTAAATGCAGTTGGAACGGTAGTACGTTTCCGATGTTTGATTCTACTTTAAAAAATAAAGATTACTTTTGGCAATTACAAGGTTATATGATGCTAACGAATCACGATACTAGTGAACTTGTATATTGCTTGATGAATACACCATTTGAGATAGTTGAAGATGAAGTGAGACGTGAACATTGGAAGTTACATTTAATAGATGAAGATTTAGATGTAAGAGATGCAGTTCAGCTTTCACATAACTTTGACCAAATACCGAATGAATTAAGAGTTAAAAGATTTATTGTGCAAAAAGACGAAGAAGCACAAGCAAAGATAATTGAACGTGTAAAAGTTGCACGTCAATATTACGAACAATTAAAAACAATTTTAAGATGAGTAGTTTAATTAATTTCAGTATCAAGAACGCACAAGGTGGTTACGATAAGTACACAATGAGTGTGAACGACAAACAAGATGACTATGGCAACAATGCTAGTATCTTCATTCAACAGTCAAAAGAAGACCGCGAAGCAAAAGTTAAAAAGAACTTTGTAGGTAACGGTAAAGTAGCTTGGACAGACGGCAAGATTATTAAAGCTGAATTTGTCGAAAGAACGGAATCAAAGCCAACAGGTATGTCGATGCAGTCAACAAGTAGTAAACTATCTGAAACAGACGATTTACCGTTTTAATTTAACGGAGGTGTAAAAACCCCTTAATTTTTTAGCTATGAAAATAACAATAGAATATGACGATGTAGAAGATGCTAAACTTGCAATGAATGCTTTTGATTGGAAGCAAACAGTTTTGCAACTAGACGAACTACTAAGGTCAACTACTAAGTACGGTGTGTATCAAAATCGAGATGCTTCAGAAAGTGAATTAGATATGGCTGACTATTTAAGAGAACAAATTAGAGAATTTTTGAACGATAATAACCTGGTGCTATGAGTTACTATAAAGTATTTTACACAAGAGAAAATCAACCTGCCTACTGGATAGGCAAAGCTAATTCTAAAGAAGATGCTATATTGAAAGCTGATGTACTACCTAGTTTGATATACGATGTTTGGCTATTAGATGAATGGATGGATGAATGTGATTCAAGAAGAGGAATAATTAGCAAAAAAGATTTGAATATTAAGAATATTTAGTTATATTTGCATACGTTACGGTCTCAATATAGGTAACGAAAGGAATTTAGTTTAGCCTTTACAATGAAACAACGTGAGACCTTGTGGATTTGTAGAGGCTTTTTTATGTTTAATAAATTATATTATGAGAAAACAGTATTATTGTGATTATAAACTTTGGGAGGACTACCAACACGGGTTTTATAACACCAACATTGATAATGAAGAAGAGTTTGTTTTAAAGAGCATTAAACTACTTTCTAATAAAGAAAAATTTAATGAGAAATGTAGATTAGTTCTAGATAGATGGGTGCATTCTTCAAAGGTGAATTTAACAAATGAAGAACTAAATCAGGTAGCTTGGTTAGGTCAGGCAGCTTGTTGTTATCATTCTAATAGTCCTAATTACATTACTAGATTAGCGTGGAATAGATTAGATATTCAAACACAAAGAGTTGCCAATAGAATTGCAAGAAGATGTATTAAAGATTATAAAATTAAACTATACGAAAATGAGTGTACTCAAAAAAAGATTGAATTCTAACGTTTACGAAGAAACAATTAAAAGAACTGAATTAGTATTTAATGAATTTGAATGTGTTTACTTATCTTTTTCAGGTGGTAAAGATTCGACAACTATGTTTCACATAACAGCTGATATTGCAAGACGAATGAATAAACGTTTTGGATTAATGGTCGTTGACCTTGAGGGGCAATATGAATTAACTATGTTGCACGTTCAAGAAATGATAAACGAATATAAAGATGTAATAGATTTGTATTGGGTATGTTTACCTATAAGTTTAAGAAATGCAGTTTCAGTATATGAACCAAAATGGATATGTTGGGATGAAGATGAAAGAGAAAACTGGATAAGACCATTGCCTGAATCTTGTATATCAGATTTAAATTATTTTGATTTCTTTTCCAAAGGAATGGAGTTTGAAGAGTTCGTGCCTTTGTTTGGTGAGTGGTACTCAAAAGGTAAAACTTGCGCTTGTTTAGTTGGAATTAGAACGGATGAAAGTTTAAATAGATTTAGAACTATTGCTAGTTCAAAGAAAATAAAATTTAAAGATTTAAATTACACAACAAAAGTTACTGATAATGTATATAATGTTTATCCGATATACGATTGGATGACGCAGGATATTTGGATTTATCACGCTAAATTTGAAGACAAAAGAATAAATGAATTATACGAAGTAATGCATAAAGCAGGATTATCAATTCATCAAATGAGAATTTGTCAACCTTATGGAGATGACCAAAGAAGAGGCTTGTGGTTATTTCATTTAATAGAACCTGCGACTTGGGCAAAAGTTGTCGCTAGAGTTAACGGTGCTAATTCAGGTGCTTTATACGTTACTGATAGTGGCAATATAAATGGATACAACAAGATTACAAAACCTGAAAATCATACTTGGGAATCATTTGCTCAAATGCTTATAAATTCAATGCCTCCAAAAAGCAAAGAACATTTTGAAAACAAAATACTATTATTTCAAAAGTGGTGGATTGAAAGAGGTTATCCAAATGGAATACCTGACGAAGCAGATAATAAACTTGAATCTGAAAGACTAGTTCCTAGTTGGAGAAGAGTTTGTAAATCTTTATTAAGAAATGATTATTGGTGCAAAGGTTTAGGATTTAGTCAAAATAAAAGTTCAGGATATGTTAAATATTTAGAATTAATGAAAAAAAGAAAACAAGAATGGAATATTAATCAATTAACTTTTAAATTATGAAAAAGGAATTAAAATCAATTTTACTATATTTGGAAACTATTTCTAAAGATGAAAAGATAAATGCTATAAATGAAATAAAATTAGCATTACACGAAGTGTCACCATTTAAATCAGAGCCTGTGGATTGTGTTTTATGGGTTAAAAATACAGAAGTATTTGCAAATGACTATAATCCAAATAGTGTTGCCCCTCCTGAAATGAAACTATTAGAGCATTCAATATCAGAGGATGGATATACACAACCGATAGTTACAATGGAAAGTGGACAGGAACGAGAGGTTATAGATGGTTTTCACCGTAATAGGGTTGGTAAAGAGTCTAAAAAGATTCAAGAGCGTGTACACGGTTATTTGCCAGTAGTGACAATAAATAACGATAGGGCAGATAAAAGCGATAGAATGGCTTCAACTATTCGTCATAATAGAGCGAGAGGTAAGCACAAGGTAGATTCAATGAGTGAAATAGTTATTGAGTTAAAAAGACGAAATTGGTCTGATTTAAAGATAGCTACTGAATTAGGAATGGACCAAGATGAAGTATTGAGGCTAACTCAAATTTCAGGGTTATGTGAGATGTTTAAGGACATTGAATTTAGCAAGGCGTGGGAAATAGAAAAGATTGATGAACACTTTGAAGAAATAGAATAATGGCAGAAGATAAGAAAGGATTCATCCTATACGCAGACCAGAATGCTTTGTTTAATCAATTATCTAACGAAAAGGCAGGTGAACTAATTAAGTTCATCTTTGCCTACGTTAACGATGAAAATCCAATTAGCGAAGATATTATTATTAATTTAGCATTTACACCAATCAAACAACAACTGAAACGTGATTTAGTTAAGTTCTTAGAAATCAAGTGTAAACGTAGTGAAGCAGGTAAGAAAGGAATGGCGAAAAGATGGCAAAGTATAACAAACGATAACAAAGCATATCAAGCTATAACAAACATAACTGTTAATGATAATGTAAATGATAATGTAATAAATACAAAAGCGGATGTAATTTCAACCGACCAATGGGGAAATGAAATTGATGTAAATGGCTTTCACATAAAAACAAAAAAGAAATGATAGTTAATCATAGAAGTAGTGATGAATTTTTAGAATTATCTAGGTTAGATAAAATACCTTTGGGCTTAGGATTAGGTATTGATTTAGATGTTAATCTACGATTCAAACGTGCTTCGTTCAATATTGTTTTAGGTCACGCAAATGTAGGTAAGACTTACTGGGTTTTATGGTACTTGCTTTGCTTGGCTAAAAAGCATAATCTTAAACATCTAATTTATTCAGCCGAAAATAGTGTTAACGGATTGAAAAGAAATTTGATTGAATTATACGCTGGATGCAAGATTAAAGATATGTTACCTAAACAACTAGAAAACTGCAAAAACTTTATTGAATCGCATTTTGATTTCATAGATGCACAAAAGGCTTGGACTATTGAAGAATTTATGAAAGAAGTACAAGTGTTAGGTGATTATGATACTTTGATGATTGACCCACACAATTCATTCTTAAAGCCAAAGTTTGCTAATGCTCACGACTTAGATTATGAAATGGCTACTAAACTTCGCTTGTTTGCGAAAAAAACGAATACTTCAATTTATATGTGTATTCACGCAGCAACAGAAGCTTTAAGAAAAACGCACAAGACAGGTGATTATGAAGGTATGCCACAAGCACCGAATATGGCAGATGCTGAAGGTGGTGGTAAGTGGGGCAATCGTGCAGATGATTTCATTGTAATACATCGTTATCCAATGCATACAAACTTTTGGATGTACACCGAAGTTCACATTAAGAAAGTTAAAGAAACTGAAACTGGTGGTAAGCCTACATTCGCATCCAGTCCGGTTATGTTTAAATTACAGA